ATGAGAGGAATGGTACCCGCAGCCGTTGCGCCCGCAGCTGTAGCCGTTGTGCCTTCGGCAACAGCTGCACCTTTACCTATATTGAACATCGCCGAAGCAATTTTGACTGATAGACTAAGAATCGCGCCACCAAGGCTCGCTAACCCTCTGACCACGGCAACAATGTTCGCCGCGATCTCGAAACCTTTAATAGCAATGAACGCCTCGACAATCTTCCAGAGCCCGTCGGCGATCGCTTTCCAATTATCCTTGAACCATGTGAATGCGTCGATGATGCCCTTGATAAACCCCTCGATCCGCTCACTGGTGGCCTGCACCCATTGACGCCCGGCCTCGGTCATATGGCGCGCCATGTGCGTACCGAGCTCGTGGTGCAGGTTGTCGTTCCATGTCTCGACGTAGGGCCCGTACAGCTCGATCCCGCCCGTAAAAGTTTTCCAGAAATCCTCCCACATCTTTTTCGCGTAATTGATTACGGGCGAATTCGCGATGGTGTCCCAGAGAGCTTTTGCGAGTTGACCCCACTCTTTGCCCTTCTCGATCATCTCGTCGAACACCTTGCCGAAATCGATCGTGTCGAGGAGTTTATTTATCTCCTCCCCGATCGGATCGATGATTTTCTCGACGAACTCGCCAATCTTATCGACGAAATCCTCCCAGTGTTCACTGAAGCGGTAGAACAGCCCATCCATGCCCTTCATATGCGCCTGCACAAGTTCCATGCCGCGGGACGTGCCGAGGGCCAGGATCGCCTTATTCAAGGCCTCGACGCCTTTCGCGCCGGCGAGAGCTCCGCCTGTGACCACGCCCGCTTTCGAAACCTTTGCCTCGGCGAAAGCCTTCGCGAGATCGGCCGGCGCGATCCCGGTCTGTCGGCTGAGTTCCTGCAACAGTGCGCCCCCAAGCCCGCCACCACGTCCGAGTTGCGCGATCGCGGTCGGTCTAACCCTGCCCGCCATCATCATCGGACCGAGCTTGCCATACGCGGCGAGCGCGCCCTCAGCGCCCTCAGCGGTGCCCCCGCCGAGACCGACCAAGGACATCGCCATTTTCTGCGCCTCATCGGCAGATTTGAACTTACCCGCTAATCGGGTCATCATTTTCATCGCGACGTCGTGCCCGATATGTGCCTGGCCCGCAAGTCTCTCGGCCGCTTCCGCCCATTCGGGCGCCTGGGTACCGAGGCCGCGCCCGCGCAGGGTGCCCGCGAGGACTTCCTGTTCAGTTGCGCGCGCGCGATGAACCTTGATGCCTTCCTTGATCAGTTCCTCGCCGACGAATGCACCGCTAACGGCTCCGATCACACCAGAAAGCCCGATCCATTCGCTCATCTTTTTCAGCGGCTCGAAAGCCTTGTCTATCGACTCCCTGACTTTAGCGAAACTCTCCTTGATTTTCGCCTGTGCCTCCTTGGCATGTTCGATCATCTTGTGAAAGGCTTCACTGGATGAATGCTCGATCTCGCCAAAGGATTTCTTAGCGTCCTTTGACGCCCCGTCGAACGTCTCCTTATACGCGCGCCCCATCACGGCGTTGATCGTTTTCGCCGTCGCGCCCTGCTTCTTCATCAGCTCTTCCAGATCCTTGAAGGATTTCAGTAACTGAGGAGAGACTTTCCCTCCGAGCAGAACATCAAACGTGACATCACCAGGCGCCGCCATTGTGCTAGAGAAATACTTACTCGGGCGGTTCGAGCAGATCGTTCAGAGCGACGCACCACTCGAGCGTATCCTCAAGCGGGAGCGATAACCAAAAGTCCATCCCGGGCGCGAAATGCGCGAGACTGAGGAAGATTTTACGCCACTGCAGCGACGGATCGTGATCGGGTGCTACTCCGCCGGCGTCTTCTTGCCGCCCGAAAATTGAAAACTCGACGCCTGCAGAAACATCAGCGGTAAGTCCTCCCACGGGGCCTTGTACAGGTCCTCTGGCGTGATCTTGTTCAGTTTCGCGATCACGAGCGACAGGAACGCCTCACTCGTGAACTTGTTGAAAGTCGATCGGCTATCCTCGGGATATTTGCGCTGGTAGAGTCTGATCATCTCGAAGAACTCTTTGCCGGTCAATTTGCCTCTCGGATCAAGCAGCAGATACGTGATCTCCTTGCCGTCTGCGTTGATCGGGCTCGACAGATAGAAATAGCGGTTATCGTTGCCTTTCTCGGGCGAAACCACTTCAAGGTCTGGTTGCGGCTCGTCTGACGATGGCACCACCGCCAATTTATTCGGTTCTGACATACCTGAGAAATACTCAGGTGTTCGCTCTTGTGATCGAGTTCAGGTCGACCCCGTTGATGATGCAGACGTTCCCCGCTTGGTCTATCTCCCACCATTTCATCCCACCCCAGAGCAGGGCTAGATAGGTGCAGTCAAACCCGACGACAACGCCGCCCTTAGCGCTGGTCTCGCGTTTGCCGAGATTAAAGCCTTGGGTGAATACGGTCATGATGATCTCTTCGGGCTCTTCGGTGACCTGTCCGCTCGAGGTGTCGGTACAATAGATCGAACTCATGCACCTGATGCGTTGCCCGCCGCCAACAAAGAGCCCGAGTGCGAAGCGGTTCGTCGTGTGAAAAGTGATCTGGCACTCCATCGGTTGCGGGTTGCCCTCGATACCGAGATTCGATTCACCCGCCCAGCTCGCGCCTCGCACGGTGTCCTTAACCCATTGCAGGTGCGGCAGCGTGATGTCCGAAACCGAAATCTCAACGCCGCCGGGACCGTACACGTTGAAATTTTTGACGCTGTAAGGGTAGACTGGCATAGCGCTAAGAAATACTCGGAATGGTGATTTGTGAAACCCACGCAGAAAGACCGTTCACGTCGTAGGACTGTTGAACGATCAAGGTTCTGATAGGTGTCGGCGGCGTCCAGAGAATTGTGTACGTGTATTTGCCGGCCTCGATGTCGGTGACCAGGTTCTTCGCGGGATCGAACATCACGCGGGCCGTGTTCGCGGCCTGCACGGCGACGAGGTGGTTGCAGTACTGCTGAATCGTCTCGCCGATGAGTGCCAAGTATCGCTGGTTGCCAGGGTCGTCGATGAATTGTTTAAGGGTCAGCGACAGCGTGTTGCCGAGGAAATTGAACATGAACCGTTCATTGGTCCACATTTGCGGTATCTGCGTCGATAAAGGGTAGTCGGTCGTGTAATCGCCGAGCAAGGTCCATCCCGTGTCGTTCACTGCAGTGAACACGCCCATATTCTCGATCGAGGTCGCGGTCCCGAGGTCCATTCTGACCGAGGTACCGTTCGCGAGCACGAGACCCGTTATACCGACGTTGTGCTTGTTCGATGGCACGGCGTACGGGATATTGCCAAACTGTGCTGTGGTGACGTTTTGGCCGACCGCATAAACAAGACTCGCGTCGTAATTGTTGGTGCCAAGGATTATGCGGGGCCAGCCTGCGATCGCGAACGCGCTGACGAAATTGTTCTCGTTCTTCCACGCGAAAATCTTCGTCCAGTCGGTCACGGCGACGGTATCGATATCGCAGATGTAGACTGCTCTGAACTGCCCGTTGGAGATCGATTGGGCCTGCGCGTTGGCGGCACTGAAAAGATCCGGATCCGTTCCGTACCCGGGCGCGATGATCTGCGCTGGGACGATCTCGGTGTCGGTATAGCAATGCTGGATGTTTTCGAGCCCTAGGAAATTACCATTCATGTCGACCCCGCCGATAATGTCGTCGACCGAGATATTTGCGAGGTTCGGCTCGTAAAAGCTAACCGTGAAACTCGTCTCCGAGGCTGCCGTCGATGACGAATAAAACTGGATCGTGCCCGACTGCAAAGTGGTGTCGTCATACGTGAACGAGTAATCGGTACCGCTCACATAGATCTTGCCACTCGCGCCCTGCACGATGAGCGACGACAGGATCACCTCCCCGTCGACGTCGAGTTCGAGTTGGCTGTTTAAGGTCTGACCCGTGAAACTGACGGCTTTCGACATTTTCCACGGGTCATAGACATTGTTAACCACCAGCGGCGACGCGTTGTTTTCGATAAAGGCGTAATTGTAGAGCTGGCAAAGTGGATAGCCGCCAACTACCGCCCAGTTTGAGCTGTAGCCGATCTGGGTCTCCCAGTCCACGGCGGAATCGCACCGCACGTTGACGTTGACGACGCTGGCGTATCCGCTCGGTGACCATTCGAAGCCGGGCACTGAGTGAACCGGCGCGACGCCGACCGCGTAAATTGAAGCGGCGTTTGCTTCAATAACCGGCACTACTGTGTCGAGTAGATCCTGCGCGATGACGCCTCGGGGATTCTGCTGGCTCATAAGTTATCGGTGACGTCGGAGTGGTGGGTGGATCAAAGTCCGCTTAGCAGGCGGCGCTTTCAGAATCTTCGCTTTCTCAAATACGTTCGACCCGGGCGCGGGCCGGGTCCTGAACGCCGTGATCGGCTGGAAAAAGTTTGCTAACGCTGAGTCGGCATCCATCGCCTTCTGGATCATTGGCGGAATCTGTCCCGGCATAAACGTGATGCCGAAGTGCAGGTTCAGGTCAACCCGACGCGGACCCGTGTAAATCATCAAGCGACTGCTCATCACTCTGAGATTTACTTTTCGCCTCGTTCAAGCCTCGTCGGGCGTCTCGGGGACGATGTTCTCTTGTGGTGGTGGCACTTCGACGTCTTGCCAGCCCGATTGCCCGCCCTCTATGCCGAGCTGCGGCTGTTTGACGACAACGCCGAGCGACGCCATCATGGGCGGCGGCGACGACGAACGCAGCCCGAACTGACAGCTGATCCCACCGACGAAGTACGGAAAGAAATCCTTGAACGAGTCGACCACTTCCATGAAATGGATTGGGTCGTCAGTGATCACGAAATTGCCGATCTTGACGTAATAAAGCAGATGGTGGGCGATCCGGGTCATGAGGTTCGAGACATCCATGTATCCTTGCCGGTTCACGTCGTCGTCCCAGCACATGATCATGATGTTGACCTCGCACTTGCCGCTAGCCTTCAGATAATAGCCTTGCGTCGCTCGGATCGCGATTACGGGCGCTTTATCCTGATCGCCCGCCTCAGGTCCCGCGTAATACGATGGAACGAAGCCGTGCACGACAGTGATCGGGACCGGGACGGCACCGCGGTCAATCGGGCTTTTTAGCCGGTAATCGACGACCCACTCTGCAATTGCCGATCTCAGGCAGCGTTCGAGATCCAACGGGGTACTCCAGAAGCCCGTGTTCTTGTCGCTCATACGTGTTTTCGTCTCTCGTATTTCGCCCGGTTACCTGCGAGGGCTTCGCCAACCCAGAATTTCATTCGTTTACTCAACTGATCGCGCACATGCGCGCTGATCTCGGGCAGAATCTCCTTACTCTCCCGCGCCATGTTCGCGACCGAAAGCCCGGTGATACTCTGCACGGGGCCGCGTTCGGCGTCCGGTTTGCGTTTGAAGATCCCGAACCCGTACTGCATCACTGCCCCGAAGGCATGCGAGATCGGCGCGCCCCGTTGACCGCGGATCTCCATGATCTCGATCCCGACGTCCGTACGAGTCGGCAGAAATTGTTTCACGGGGAACCTTTTTCCTTGGAATCTGATCACTGCTACCTGGCTCGGAGAGCTGACCTTTGTCGTCGTGATCCCTTTCTGGATCGGGCCCTGCGTCTCGAAATAGTACCGGGTGAAAATGTACGAGGTCGCGGCGGCCTTGCCACTGCCCGCGACGTCGTTCACGGTGCGTACGATCGCCCAATCAGCAGCGCCAGGGAATGCCTCAAGCTGTTTGCGCGCACTGTCGAGGTCGGGTAGTTCGATCGTCACCATTCAATGCGACCGAAAGACCTGCAGGTCGATCGTGTAGATCCCGTTGTCGAGCTCAGCGCGGTCGATGCGGTACTGCACATTGTTGATGTCGACATACGTATTGGCGGCGATCTGCGCGCCTTGCGGAACGTCGCTCGCATAAAAAACCGTGGTGATCTGGTTATTCCACAAGACGTAATTCGTCCCGTGTGAGTGAGTGCGCACGATGCGCGCCTCCTTGTCGATATCCCAGAGACAGCTCAGTTCGACGAAAATCTTGCCAGCGCCCGTAAGCGAGTTCGGTGGGGTGCCAGAACCGTCTGAGAACGCGAACTGCATCACCGTGCCGTCGAGCGACAGTGCCATCGCGAGGGCCCCGTCGGGCGCGCTGAAATTGTCGGTTACCTCGGTAATTGGGCCCCTTTCATTTGCCGCGGCGAACGGTGCGCGACCTGGTCAGCTAGCCTGTCTTTTGCGAGGGCCTCGAGCAGTTTCTTCTTAAGGCGTCTTTTTTCCGTGCTGGTGCGCTTTGCCATGATCCGGGTAATCACTCGGCGCCATCTCATCAGCAGACTGCACTGACATCCCGGTGATCCCGGAATTGGTCGAGTAGCAGAATGCGGAAGCATAACGGTATTTTACGTCGACGAACATGTTGGTGATCACTCGGATCTCGGCCTGTGTCGCTAAGGTATAAATGTCGACCACGATGTCGAGACCTGCCCACTGGCCGATCATCAGTTCGTTCCACTTGCCGAAGACCACTTTGTCACCCTGTACCTGGTTTGTCGGGATCGCCCGGTAACCGTTCACGGTATTGTCGGGCTCCCAGAAAAAGACCGGGAAATATGGGCCGGCCGTGTTGCGCGGATCGTTCTTAGCCAGGCTCTTCCACGTACCCTTGACTGCCGGAGTCGTGATGTAACACGCCGAGTCATCGAGGACGAGATTGCCACTCTCAACATGCGACTCCATCGCGATGACCTGCGCCCATGTCGGGTAACCTGATGGGCCGAAAATCACCGACGGCGCCGCCTGCGAATAATTGTATGGAAGTGTACTCGGGTTCGCGGGCGTGTTCAGGATCCCCGTCGGTTGGTTCGTCCCGGTGCCGTTTAAGGCGACCGAGTCGATCGCAATCTGAATAACCTGCACCATGTCGTCGCGCACGACGTTATCGATATCGAGACTCGATTGCGCGAGCAGTTGCTTTGAATAGTTGCACCAGCCGCCGACTCTGTTCGGCGATAAAGTGATCGCTTCCATCTTTAGATCACTCTCAGTTACCGCAGCGATTTCTGTGTTCCAGGTAATGGTCGACGGTGCGTTCTGGCGCGGCATCGAGAGGTTGCCCTGCAGACCCGACATGTAACGGGCACCAGCCTGCAATACGGCGGTCCGATTCCGCAAAAGAGGAATAAGACTGGGCTCAACGGTGGTCTGCACAGTGACTCCACCCGTGGCGGGCGGACTGACGGTCAGGTCGCGGGTAAGCGCCCAGTCGGGCATAAAAAAACCTTGCGGCGACTGTCCGTGGATCCGAGCGATCTCTTGGCTGACCTCCGATTCGAATCCGTCGAACTTGCCCTCACCGTTCTGCGCTCGGATCTTTTTCTGGATCGCCCGCACGATCGAATAACGGCTGCGGTCCCGCGCTCCGAACCCAAGTGACGGTTCTGCGACCGTGGTCACTGGGGCATTGACGGGCACTTTCTCGCGCAGAATAAACGACGTGAAATCAGCGACAGGCTTCCCGTTTCGAATGTATTCTTCGGCTTCGGGAGCAGCGTTGAACTTCGAGCCAAAGGCCTGAATCTCACGGATGCGCACCATTTCGGTTTCGCGAATCCGGCTCATTTCCTCGTTTTTGATTTCGACGACCGGTGGCGCCGCGACAGGAGGTGTGGCAGTGTTTTCAGGCATAAGATTTTCTCTCTCAAGATTTACTTTTAGTTCAGGCACAACCTCGTCGGGCTCGCCGAGCATACGCACCTCGTACAGTGTTTGGTCGATCCCGCGCCCGACACCGACGCTCGGATCTGCGGGCACTGAGACTAGCGAGACCTCGATCGGTTCCCACCGCGAGACCTCGAACAGGTCCGAGTCATCGTCGTCATCATCGCCCTCGTCACTATCGGTGTCGTCGAATAGATCATCGGGATCATCGATTTCGTCGGGATCATCGTCTCGACCAGGACTGCGCAATTTTTCGTCGTCAAGCTCAACTTTCGGTTCTCCTCTCTTGCGCAGACAGCGCATAGCCCGCGGGATGTAGCCGACACTGATCGCGGTCTTGATCCCGGCCTTGATATCGCGCAACGCTTCGTCCCCATTCTGATTTGGGCTTAATACCGCGGTTGCAACGCCCCTGCCGTTCTGCACACCATAAGTAACGATGCGCCCGATCTGGTTGTCCCAGTTGTGATTCCAAAGCAGCGGCACGACACCTTTAGTGAGCCGTCCGTCGTCAATCGCGCCGATGTCGTGCGAGAGCACCTCCCGAAAAGCCTTGTCACCGATCCGGCGTTTCACGGGCGTTCGGCTCGAAAAACTGAACGAGACCGTCCGTTTATCGTCGTCGATGGCGCCGCTTTCTATCCGCGCTGCGCGGTACAAGGCGGGTGATTGCATCAATTTCTTTTGTCCTTTCGCCTCGCGCCAAGTACTCAGGCAGATTGCGACATTCTGCGCCTGTGGGCGGTCGGTGTTTTTTGACACTTCGTGCATACACCGACCCATGAAATCTGATTGACTCTCCCCTTTGTGTGGCTGTGGAACTGGCATCTTATCAAAGAGTTACTTCTTACAAAAATCCAGGGGTGACAAAAGTGCCTTCTTGAGCCGCGGTTTGTTGCTTGTTTTGTCGAAGATACAAAAGCCTCTTCGCAGGCTCAGCTTAAAACAGGCTGGATATGTCCTCAGTCGAAGAAATGAAGCCTCTTCGCAGGCTCTATAGCGTTACTTGATAGATTTGGGAATCCCGGCGTGACGCGGGTTCGGTCCTCTATCAATTTGATGTACTCTGGGTTGAGCTCGATCAGCAGCGCCCGGCGCCCGAGCTCGAGCGCTACCTGGCCAGTTGTCCCGCTACCGGAAAATGGATCAAGAACGGTGTCGCCCGGTTTGCTGCCAGCCAGGATGCACGCCTTGATCAGATCCTCGGGAAATGTTGCGAAATGGGCCTCGGCGTAGGGTTGGGTAGCGACAGTCCAGACCGAGCGTTTGTTGCGCATTGTCGAGACTCCCATGCATCTAACACCAGCGACACGCGCACCATTTAAACCATGCCTTATCGGTTCATTTTCCGATGATTCTCTATCGCGCAATGCTTCGGAGCACTGTTCTTTAATTGCATCGCTGTCGTAGTAGTAGCATTCCTGCTTCGCTAACAGGAAAATATGCTCGTGACTGGTTGTCGGCCGATCGGTCACACTCTCTGGCATCGGGTTGGGCTTGTGCCAGATGATATCGCTACGCAAATACCAGCCATCGGCTTGCAGCGCCAACGCAACCCTAGCGGGCATCATGCAAAGGTCTTTGGGCTTTAGGCCATGATTAATCTTGACTGGAGAATGCTGCTGTCTCTCAATTGCTGTCGCTACGCTTTGCCTATTGGCTTGATTAAGCTTTAAGGTACTCTTGGATGATCCACCGCCAGTTCCTTTGATATCGCTCGCATAGCTATCGCCTAAATTAATCCAGCAAGTCCCGTCATCGCGCAGCACCCTTTTAACCTCCCGGAATACCGCAACCATCTTCGCGATGTACTCTTGCGGCGTCGATTCAAGGCCCAGCTGAGAATCGATCCGGCGAGCACCACATTTGCGGCATCTGCTCGAGTCTACACCGGGCCGTTGTCCATTTGTGATTGCGCCAGGAGCTTTGTTATCCTGTACCTGCCATCCAACCAAATGCTCGCACCCCGCCTCCCCACCTTCCCAGGCCCCAGTCCCGTAATCCCGCAACCCCCAGTACGGCGGGCTCGTCACGCAACATTGCACGCTCTGCGATTCCAACTCAGGTAGAATGTCGCAACAATTACCGGTTAGAATCTTTATCATCGCCGTTTGTCTCTACAAAGCGCAGCACCTCACCGGGTGAGGGTTCGACGCCGTAGTTTGAAACGATTGACATCAGACGCCCGCTCCCTGCCGTGGTCTTTGCCGGCTTCTTCGGTGTCGTTACCGGCGTTTGAGTCGTATCTGGCGGTTCACCTTCGCTGCCGGGTTCCTCCGCGGTCGGCACCACGTTTGGGTTGCGGTTCGCCGGGTTACTGAAGACCAGGCCTTTCTCTTCCTCAAGCGCCTTGTCCTGCGCCAGTTCGTCAAGGAACACCTCGTACTCGATCCCGCGCTCGGCCAGCTCCCGGCGCCTTGACGTCAGTCCGCCATCGATCGCGTTGAGTGAACTCTGCACTTCCTTAGTCGGGTCGACGTACGAGAACCCGCGCGGGTTCCATTCGGCGTGCTCGGTGATCGGCTCGAGCTGGGTGATTGACGCGCCCTCGACCGTGTTGCTCAATATCGCGTATGGCAGCCACTCGTTGAAGATCCGGCTCAAGACGTGATCGGCATAGAAGCGCTGCAACTCGCGCCACCACTCGTTCTCGATATCCTTTGCCGCCCGTGCGGACGAGTAATTGTACGACTCGAAATCGCTCGCCAGGCTGTTGTAGATGATCCCGAGCCCGGCGCTGATCTTGCGCAGATGCTGCTTGCGAAACTCGCCATAGGACGCGCCCGGAACCTGCGGATCAAAGAACTTGATCGTCTTGCCAAACGGCATTTCCTCGATAATCCCCGCTTGCAGTTCATTGATGGTCTCGCCGGTCGGCGCCGTGCCCTGGCCCTCGTAGGGTTGCGCCCCGGGCACCGACTCGATGACGCCCATCTTAGCGGCGAAACAACGCTGAGCGACTAAGGTGTATTGCTCGAACTGGTCGAGAGTGCGCAGGTCGACCGCGTTAGCGGCGAACCAAGACATCCCGCGCACCGCAGTCAACCGTTCGGGAATGAACACGTGAATCAGATCCTTAGCCGGGATCCGCTTGCGCGGCGCTTGCATGTTCTGCGAGAACATGTCGGTCTGCGGATAATCGATCACGTGATACGCGACCGGCTTGCCAAACGACGTCACCTCGACCCCCATCGTCACCCGGTTCGCGCCGAGCTGCGAGTTGTAGAAAATGTCCAGAAAATCGCACTCGATCAGTTGCACCGAGAAATTGAACTTATTGCCAGCAGCAGGCCCGCGGATTAGTTGGATCAAGACCTCGCCATCCACCGCGAGCCGCTGCAATATCTGCGCGTCGATCTCAAGCCCGCTGAACAGCCCGCGCACCTCGTAATGCGCGGCTTTGCGAAACGTTTTCCAGGCGGCCCCGACCGCGGTGTTGAGTTTGACGTTCAGGTTCGGGCCCTTGAGCATCGGCACTTTCGAATCCAGCTTAATCCCGTGGTAACCGAGCACGTTCGCTTTGAGTTCGCGCAAGAAACTTTTCACGTGAGGGTTGTTGCGTTCGAGGTCGCGTACCCGAGCTCGGACGACTCTGTGCGCGTGAAAGATTTCGTAGTTGCCTGTCGTCAGCCACGCACTCCAATCGGCCTGGGTGTTGGACGGCATCGCTGCGTCATAGATGCGCGTTGAGGCTTTCAGCGAGGGCAGGGCAACGCCAGTGACGATCCGCGCTGGGGCTGGTGGCGGCGTGGTCGGCGGGGCCGGCGCCTCGTCAGTGAACCACTGGTCTAGCTTCGCCCCGATCGACTTGAAAAAGCCCATAATTTACGGTCCTCCGTACGGGTAATAGGGGAACGACGGCGACGGACCGCTCCACGATGTCTTGAACACCGCGATGATAATCTTGCCGCGGGTGTTGCCACTCAGTGAGGCCGCCTCGTCCTGCACCCGAGTATAGAGATCGTTCCGGATCGCCCACAAGTCCTTGACGTTCCATAGTTGGTATGACTTGCCGCCAAACTCGACTTTCTCCGTGCGCTGCGAGAGCAGATTCAAGAGCGTGGCGTCGCACGCGGCGAGTTGCTGCTGGAGCATCGTCTGCGTCGGGACGTTGGTATCGGGATCCGAGATATCCGCAATAGCCTGCACCGTGCCTTTCTGCACGGTGTACTTCTCAAGACTGATTGAGTCGTTGACCGCGATCGTATAAGCCAGCGTGCCAGCTGGCATCTGTTCGGTGTCCGTACTCGCAAAGAGCCAGTAATAGATATTTTGGCTCAAGGTTGCCACCTGCGCGAGCCGCTGGGCCCCACTCGCGAACGTCATAGTGGCACTCCATTCAGGAGTACTATATTCGCCCGCCGACATATTGAACGCCCACGAATCGCCGATATTCAGGTTCGGCGGCATGATGATTGGTGGGAATGTGTAGGAACCGTTCATAATGAGATTAAATCGCGATTACAGGCTCTTTATCCTCAGAAATACTGCCAGTGAACAACGGGACGGCGTCGGGATAACCGTATAGGACGAATTCCACATTCCTTCGTGTGACCTGGGTGCTGCGGTCCTTTCGCCGGCTCTTGTTTAGTGGATCAACTAAAACAAGCACGAACGGGCCGAGGTCTTTCGTCAAAGTAAAGAATTTCGTAAATTCCTCCGAGTTCATCAATACCGCGTATCTGATCATCCATTGTGCACGGGTGCCGGCAAGCCGGCCAGGGGCAATCAGTTGGCGTGGCGGCCGATCGGGATAGAGCACCCGACGACATTCGAGTAAAACTAAATCATACAATTCGCGACTTCTGGAATGGGAGAGCTGATGCACCACCATACACGCATCCGCGCATTCATGACGCCTTAACTCGAAAGCGCCGGCGAGAAAGCTTTCCACGTACCAGCGCTGGGCATTCAGTTCTGCCGAATTGATTATGGTTGTTCGAACGCCGCGTTTGATCCGGTATATCACGTCGTCGGTCGCCGCTCTGCCCGACAACTCACCGTCCTTCGCCGGCAGGGCCTCCACGAGATCGTCGCCTAGTTCACAGTGCCGGCTGGAATCCTTGCGCGCATTCGAAACCGATGTACACAGGACGTTGGTAATCACCTGCGAAATGTATCTGAATGCGGTGCCTTTCTGCGGATTGAACGACGGGATCGCCCGCATCAGTTTAAAATTGACGTCACTACGCAATTCATCCTCACTCTTGTACCTCGCGGTCTTGAAAAACCTGATCAGAGTCGAGACCCGCGGTTGCGCGAGTTCGATGATCGCCGACATGCTTTCACGGTCACGATTGCACTGGTGCTCTCGCATCAGCATTTCGATTCGTTCATTGTCGAAATGTTGGACGGCCCCGCCATTCGGATGATGTTTGCTGGCGTGCATCTCGCTATCGCGGTGGCAACCAGCCGCGCCGACTCGGGAGTACGGGCCGTTTGATCACTGACAAACCCGCCGCAGCGGGTTTCTTCACCTCTTGGGGCAACGCGACCGAGACTACGGACGATGGTGCTGACTCGGGCTCGACCCGGTCGGCGCCCACGGGCGGTTCGGCAAAGCCGGCCCTGATCTTGTCCCAGGCGATATGTGGCAGCGTCTCAAGAGCCGCTAACGCGTACACTCGCGCATCCAACGCGTGGTTCGGGCGCGAGTGAATGCGCACGAAATAGGGCGCGGTCATTCCCTTAACCATCTTCTCCGCGGTCAGTTGCTTAAAATATTCCTCGTCGTAGCCGCTCTGCGGGTTGCTCGGAAAATGGTGATACGACGGGCCGTGCTCGAACACCGTGTTTAGCGCGGAATAGAGCCGCTCTTTGGGGCCGTCGACGTAGAGAATGAGCAGGTTGGCGTCCCGGCGGCCTGACCGCTTGACCCATTGCGCAATGTAACCGCGGGTGCCTTTGACCGCGAAAAAGTACGCCCGCTTGATTCGTCGGATGTAGGCATACGGCTGGGTCGGTTTATCACTCGAATCCACGCAGACCGCGGCAGGCCAGATCATATGCCCGCTCGCATGCCGCCATTTGCGCAAGAGCCATTCATCAAGCTCGTCGAAGACCTCGGGCAACTCGGTATTGCCACGGAACGATTTGAAGGCGATGCCCCACGTCTCGCCACTAACCCCGTGTCCTAAGATTTCGCACTCTAAGCGGTTATGCTGCACGTCAACGCCCGCGGTCAAGATCAGGCAGCGCATCGGAACAACGACCTCCCCGTCAATCTCCGGATACGATTCCCGCCGTGAGAGTATGTTGATGTAATCGGGCGGCGGCAGAGTTTCGAGGGTGAAGGTCTCCGCCAGAATCAGGTTCTGAAAGGTTTTCTTGCCTTCCAACCCTAGTTTTTCCGCTCGGAAAAACCGGTCGACAAGGTAATGCAACCACGACTTGAACCCTCGCCGGCACGGTCCAAGCACGATAAACGCGTTCGCCCAATAGCCTCGTGCACCCTTGTTTTCGGGAATAGTCGCTACCCACCGTCCGCGTTTGACGATTCTTTGACGCTCGGCATCGTCGAAATGCGCCTCGCACGCCGGACATTCAACATACGCGTCCTCGATCAGATGCACGCGGCGCCCAGTATGCGCGTCGAGTGCTTTCGGCCACCGGATATCTTTCCACATGATCACGAACTCGTTGTTGCAATGCGGACACCTCACCATCCATTTGCGGTAATCAGTCGACTCCATCTCGGTCGCGATGCGCGACATGTCGGTCAGCGTCGGCGTCGAGGTCTTCGCGCTGAATGCCTCAGGATGTCTAAAGAGCCGTTGCTCGACCAGCGTGATCACGTCGCCCTCGTCACCGGCCGAGGCAGGGTACCGGTCGATCTCGTCGAAGATACCCCACCTCGCTGTGTGCGCTGCCAGCTGCGACGCAGAGTTCGAGCCGCCCAAAACCATCCAGCCGCCGATGAACGTCTTGTGTAAGACCGTGTTGCTGCCCTCGCCGAGCCGGCCTTTGCGCACCACCCGTTCCATCTTTTCGCGTACCTGCACGCATGAATTGACCTGGGGCGTAAACCGGTTCTTGCTCCAATGCCCGGCGTTCGCCTCTGTCGGGAACACCATTACGCATGTCCCGGGGTTCTGGTCGATCATCCAACACAAGCCCCCCTCGAGAATGGACGACTTGCCCAGAGCCTGGCTGGCGAACATCAGGGTCAGCGAGTTGACTTCCGGATCCGCAAACGCGTTTAACGGCTCAACCTGAAACTCGAAATTGCGCCAACGACCAGGGATCGGGGAGCCTTTCGGCGCGATCCTGTAAGCTTCCTGCCACTCGGCCGGCGAAAGAAATTTGCGCGGTTTGAGTAATTCAAGAAACTCCTTTAGGAACTCGTATACAGCCGGGTCCGAGATCCGAATCGGTTTACGATGCGCCGTTTTTACCCTTTTGGCTCGCGAGCCGACTTTGTGCACGGGCGACTTCCTCCAAGATCAACGGCCAGTTCGCGAGGTTTTTCGCGATGTCCTCGCGAGCCTCCCTGCTCAGTTGAGTCGACGACATCACCACGTTGAGTAATGCGTCCGCAAGTTCGGTAAAGCCCGCCCGCAAGGCCGCTTTGTTCAAGACCTCGCCACGGGTGATCTCGTTCTCAAGCCGATATTTCTCCGCCAACTCTTTCTGCGTCGCAATGCGCTGACGGTTCCAGTCGACCACAGCCTTTTCGCCAAGGCTCAAGTCGCGCCGACGCGGTTTTCCTGCTGGGGAAACGGGCATTGCTGCATAATTCATGCCCTATTTTGATAAATTTTACACTTAAATAATTTTGGCGATCGCAGCACT